TTGCGCGAGCTACATCCGCCCAACGGTTTAGCTTTTCAGTAGTGTCAGTCATAGTTCTTTCCTGTGCTTCAATTCTAGCAACAACGCCGTTAGCGTAGCTCATTGCACGCTCAGCAGCTCTCTTGGTTGGTCCTGATCCCCAAAGCAAGTGAGCTACCAATCCTGGTCCTGGATACTCAGGATCATTCCTATTGGAGTTCTTTGGTGCGTCAAGGTCTGGCATGTGTCGGGCTATCCATGCACCAAGGCGTACCCACTTGTCATCAGATACCTGACCTTGTGCCATCAGGCGTGCTTCACGAATTGTTTTTTGCGTAAGCCCAGCTCCACCGAATCCTTCTTCGTAAAGCTCCAATCCACGGCGAGCAGCAGCTCTCATGTAAGCAGGGGCCTTCTGGTTTATAGCGCGAGCTTCCTCGTCTGGTTGCCAAGCGTTGCAGTAATAGCCACCGTCTACAAAGTCTTCCCACTTCTCGCACCATGCTTTAGTGCCGTCTTCGTTCTGTCTTTCCTCATTGAAGAAGAAGCAGTTTCCACAGGCACGACCTTCTGGCACATCTTCTGCCAAAGCTGGTCTGTAATTGTCAGGCAAGTCTCTCTGCTCTGACCGAAGCTCGTCAATCTTTGTAAGGGTTGTAAATCTGTGTACAACGATTACTGGTGTCTCTCTCCAGCCTTCAGCGGTCTGCTCGTAAATGCGAATGAGTGCGGCTGGGTCATCAGGAGTACCTGTGACAGTAAAGTCGCTTTCAGGAGCAGTTAGTTCTCCGTCTCTGCGTATTCTTGTAATTCTGCCCCTTGCTCTACCGCCTGATGCACGCCAAGAAACAAAGTCACCAACTTGTAGCTCGTCTGGCAAAGCACGAGACATAAATTCCTCGTTTGGCTGTACCTCATCGCTCATGTCTTCAACTGAATCTGGGACATCTGGTTCGTCTTCTTCTTCAACAGCGATGCGCTCTGGCCTTTGAGTCTTTTCAATGCTCAAAACATTTATGACCATTAGCTTGTCGGTTGGACTGAATACCCCATACTCAAACTCAAAAACTCGAACGACAGCGTACTGATCTTCTACAACTACAACTTGAGCAGAAGCGACTGCTCGGAAACCCAGGACACCAGACTTTGCCCAAGGAAGGCGAGCTTGCTGCCATCCCGCCAGCCAAGCGCTCACCCGTAAGGCCACTCGGTCTGCATGGCGGTCAGCTCTGGGATGATGTCTTCAAGTACGGCGTGCCTTGGATTGGTGCGGTAGATGTTCACTTGCTTCAGATGACCTGCGAACAACTAGATCGCCGAGATGTTATTGAGAGTCGGTTGGTCGAGGAATACGACTGGCACTTGCTAAAACAGCTAAATGACATAGAAGCCCTAATTGCCAGCAACTTAGGAAAACTCGGTTTCTCACCCGAAGCCCGTACCAGACTCGGTTTGGCAGAAGTCAAGCGAGAAAGCAAGCTAGAAGAACTATTTGCTAGAAGGGCAAAGCGTGAGCTTGAAAAAGGTCAGTAGCTGGCCCCCTGCCTGGCTTACTCCTATTGACTCAGAGATGATTCGGTTAGGCGAGGGCGAAGATGTAATTGACTTTGCCGATGCTTTTGGCATCATCACTAAAGACTCAATCGCTGGCAAGGCTGGGTCTCCGATGAATCTGCGTGATTGGCAACAAGAACTACTTAGGCACTTATTTGCTCACGATGACAAAGGCTTGAGAAATCGTGTAAGTCTCGTGGGCCAACCGCGCAAAAATGGCAAAAGTTCGCTGATGTCGGTTGTCGCTGCTTATGGTCTTGTCGGTTCCACCATCCGAGGCGCTGAGGTTTACTCGTGTGCTGCCGACAAGGATCAGGCTCGGTTGGTGTTTGCCGATACCAAGAAGCTCATTGAAGCAAGCGAGCTATCCGAGATGTGCAAGCTCTACCGAGATGCGATTGAGGTTCCAGAGACAGGTTCGGTCTATCGCGTGCTTTCAGCCGAGGCTTATTCCAAAGAAGGTCTTTCACCGACAATGGTTATCTTTGACGAGTTGAAGGCTCAGCCGAACCGAGAGCTGTTCGATGTTATGGCACTTGCTCAGGGTGCGCGAGGAAACCTAGCAACGCTAATTGCTATTACAACGGCTGGTGTCAAGTCAGACAACTCAGGTCAAGATTCAATCGCCTACAACCTTTACCAGTACGGACAAAAGGTAGCAAGAGGCGAAGTAGATGACCCAACCTTCTTTATGGCTTGGTGGGAAGCTCCACAAGAGTTTGACCACACCGACCCGAAGACTTGGGAACTAGCTAACCCTGGCTTTGATGACATCTGCGCCAAAAGCGACTTTGAGTCAGCCGTGCTTAGAACACCAGAGTCAGAGTTCAGACGCAAGCGCATAAACAACTGGGTTTCAAGCAAGGATGCTTGGTTGCCAGCAGGATCATGGGACCAGTTGGCTGTTCCTAGCGATTACACCGAGGATGACGAGTTCATCATTGGCTTTGACGGTTCCTGGTCAAATGACTCAACCGCTGTGGTTGGAGTTCGGTTGCCAAGGCACGAAGACGATAAGCCTCACCTGTTTATGATTCAGACTTGGGAAAAGCAACCCGAAGATGACGCAAGCTGGCGAGTGCCAACGCTTGAGGTCGAGGATGTCATCATTCAGTTCTGCACCAAGTACAGGAATGTGCGAGAAGTAGTGTTTGACCCGCCAAGGTGGACTAAGACAATGGTGATGCTTGAGGAGATGGGTTTTCCAGTTGTAGGCTTCCCAACATTCTCGGCTGCCCGTATTGTTCCTGCCTGCCAAATCTTCTATGACGCTGTGACCGAGCAAACCATTACACATGACGGCAATCCTGTTCTTACAAGGCACTTAGATAACGCTGTAGTAAAATCAGACAGGTATGGCAGAAGGATTACAAAAGAGTCGGCTGGAAGTCCCAGAAAGATAGACGCGGCGATTGCTGCGGTCATCGCCCTAGATAGGTGCATAAACAGCACTAAACTAGAAGATGAACTATCTCCGCAATTCTTCATTTAGGTTGGTAATGACAGCGACAATTCTCCAAGCACTAGGGATCTTGACGATTGCCGCAGGTGCGGGTTTACTTTTTCCACCAGCAGGTGTGATTATTTTAGGTGTCGGCTTACTTGCTTTTGGCATAGCCGTTGAGCGAGGTTAGTAATGCTAGGCAATTTCTTTGAGACCAGAAATGTAAGCTTCCAGTCAATCTGGGGTTCAGGCGAAGTTTGGCAGCTAGATACTTCTGCTGGTCAGATGATGAACACCCAGAAGTCGCTGGAGATTTCAGCTTTCTTCTCAGCAGTCAGTCTTATCTCTGACACAATCTCAACTTTGCCTATTGACGCACATGTTCACTCTGGACTAAACAGAATCAAGCTTGAGCCACAGCCAGCTTGGGTAAACCAGCCAGATGTAGACATGACCCGTCAGGGACACTACCAGCAAGTTCTCATCTCTCTCTTGATGCACGGCAACTCTTACACACGCATCTTCCGCGACAACAGAGGTGAAGTTGTAAACCTTATGGCGCTTGACCCAGAAAGAATGAAGGTCACTCGGTCAGCAGTTGGTCGCAAGCTTTACGAATACGAAGATGACAAGAACCTGATGACTGCCGACCAGATTATTCACATTACAGATTTGGTATTGCCAGGCAAGCTTGTAGGAACTAGCCGAGTAGAGAAACTTCGTGAAGCACTTGGACTAAACCTTGCACTACAGCAATACGCTGCAAGATTCTTCGGTGCGGGTGCATCAGCTCAGGGTGTTATTGAGTTTCCTGGCAACCTAACACCAGAGCAAGCAAAGAACCTTGCTGATGGTTTTGACTCACGCCACAAGAACAACTCACGCAGAGCGCACCGCACTGGTGTTCTTTCAGGTGGAGCTAAGTTCATTTCAACTCAGGTAGATCCAGAGAAGTCTCAGGCACTTGACTCACGCAAGTTTGGTGTAGAAGAAATTGCTCGTATCTTCAACATCCCGCTACACATGCTCGGTGTTCCTGACACAGCAAGCTACGCTTCGGTTGAGCAGAACGCAATTCAGTTCGTGACTCACACACTTCGCCCATACGCTGAGAAGATTGAGTGGGCTTACTCACGCCTGCTTCCGCCAAACGCTTACATCAAGTTCAACTTCAATGCTTTGCTTCGTGGAGACCTAGAATCACGCTTCAACGCTTACTCGGTTGCTACTCAGGCTGGGTTCTTGTCTATAAATGACATTCACGCCCTAGAAGACATGCAGCCTGCTGAGGGTGGAGACATCTACAGAGTTCCACTAGCCAACATAAACCTTCCAGACGCAAAGCTTGTTGGCGAGCAAATGATGTACGACATTGTTTCCAAGCTTGTCCAAGCTGGATACCAGCCAGATGACATCTTGTCTACATTTGGTTTGCCAGCTATTCCTCACTCTGGAGTACCTAGCGTTCAGTTGCAACCAGTTGCTCAGATTGCGCCAAACGCGCCGACTACCGTTTACGAGGAATAAATGGCAGTAATTACCTATGGCTATGACATGGTTGCAAATCAAAGAATCCTTGTAGTCCCAGCCAGTGCATCAGTACAAAAAGTTTGCATACACAATCACGAACATAACCAGAACCACGAAATCTTTATTGGCAACTCTGGAGTGACTTTGACCAATGGCATGCACGCAGTTGCAACCGCAACTAGCGAAATTCAATTACTACCTGGTGATGATCTTTATGCAATTTCCAATCAAGCATGTAATCTAAGAATTTTGGTGGTCAGATGATAAATCCAGCAACATACAACATAACCGCGTACCAAGGTGCGACCTATGACCTGAGCCTAACTTGGGCAATCGGTGGTACAGCGGTAAACCTAACTGGCTACACGGCTGCTATGCAAGTAAAAGAAAACGCAAGCTCTACTGCTTCGGTTCTTAGCCTTACTAACGGAACTGGAATCACACTTGGCGGCACTGCTGGCACTATTGCTATTGCGGTATCTGCTAACACAATGGGTTCCGCTATTCCAGGCAACTATGTTTATGACCTAGAACTAAACTCAGGCGGTCAGGTGACTCGACTTATCCAAGGCGGTTTTGCTATCCAAGCTGAGGTCACTAAGTAATGTCCGCAGTAACCCTAGAGATTGTTGAAAGCAGCACCACACTTTCGGTCACTGAGACCAACGCTGCTGTCAATGTGACTGAAACTTTTACAACGCTATCTCTAGGCAACGCTGGCCCACAGGGTATTCAGGGAGTAGTTGGCCCAGCCAACACACTTTCAGTTGGAACTGTAACCAAGTCGAGCGATGACACTGCTGTTGTCACAATTACTGGGACTTCTCCAGCTCAAACAATAAATTTCACTTTGCCACGAGGCTTGCAGGGAATCCAAGGTACTCAGGGAGCTACTGGCGCTACTGGTGCAAAGGGAGACACAGGAGACACAGGACCTCAAGGCCCACAGGGTATTCAGGGAATACAAGGAACAACTGGAGCCACAGGTGCTACTGGAGCAACTGGACCTACTGGACCCCAAGGCGATAAAGGTGACAAGGGTGACACAGGACTTACAGGGCCAACAGGAAACACAGGCGCAACAGGTTCAACAGGTCCACAAGGTGCAACAGGACCCAAGGGCGATACGGGTGATATCGGTCCGACTGGCCCGACTGGACCGACAGGTCCCACAGGTGCGACAGGTCCTAAAGGCGATACTGGTTCTCAAGGTGCGACTGGTGCGACTGGCTCAACTGGTGCAACTGGTCCGCAAGGCCCAACAGGAGCTACGGGACCAACAGGACCGACAGGTGTAATTGCTGCAACATCACCAGTTGCCTACAACTCTGAAACCCAAACAGTTTCACTATCTGCCACAACCATCACGGTAAACGGAACAGCAGTTGCTCTGGGCGGAACCATAACAGTAAATGCGAGGTTAGCGTAATGCCCTACTACATAACAGACAAATCCGAAGATTGCCCTAGCTGGGCAGTTGTAAAAGAAGATGGCGAGCTACTTGCTTGTCACGACTCTAAAGACTCTGCCATAGAACAAGCTATTGCTGTGAGCCTCTCCGAGGATGTTGAGTTCGGTGGAGAAAGAGCTGCTATTGGTTTACTTGCTTCAGGTGACTGGGTGTCATGGGAGCCAAACGACCCTACGGTTCTTGCTCAGGTAGTTGTTGTAGAAGACCAGTTCGCGGTTGTCCGAGTCTTTGAGTATGAGTATGGAGTATTTAGTGCAACTGACAAGCTAATGGTCATAAATGTTTTTAGTATTGAGAAGATGCAAAGACCAGAGCGTATTGCGGTTGAAGAAGAAGAATCTCCAGAACTTGAAGAAGATGTAAATGACGATATTATGCCAGACGAGGACTTTATGTCTCGTGCTTTGCCAGACCAGCTAGAAGTTGGTGACTTTGTATCTTGGCGTTCTTCGGGTGGTCGGGCCAGAGGCCGTATCACACGGATAAATAGGAATGGCAAACTAACCGCCCCTAAAAGCGACTTTACCGTCACTGGTACACCAGATGATCCTGCTGCGCTAATCCGCATTTACGAGCAGACTGCCGAAGGCTGGAGACAGACACCAGTAATTGTTGTACACAAATTTACTACACTTACAAAGATTGACGAGCTTCGGTCAGAGCAGAGAGACTTGCCTGACAATTACAGACCAGCTTTGGCAGAAGATGTGCCAGAAGGTCGTGCCTGTGGAAACTGCTTTTTCTTCAATGAGGAAAGACAAAACGAAGATGGCACTAAAGCATGGTGCGAGAAGTGGGAAGACTTTGTAGACGGTGGCTATTACTGCAATGCCTGGCAACCAGACGAGGAAGCTCGCGCTATAAACCAGAAGGCCCCTGCTTACATGAGAGCTGCTGCTCGCCGTGGACTAGAGCTATACGAAGAAGGATTCGGTGGAGCTGGGCTTACGCAAAAGACAATTCGTGAAGCACGCTTGATGGCACAAGGTCAAGTATCTGATGACAAGTGGGTACGCCTTGGTGCATGGATAGCTCGACACATGCCAGACCTTGACGCACCAAAGAACTCCAACAGGAATGACCCTGAGTATCCAGGACCAGGATTAGTAGCTCACTTGCTTTGGGGATCAGGACCGACCAAAAGAGCTGCTGAGCGTGCAATGAGCTACGCTAACGGCGTTGTTGCTAGAATTGAAGCACAGGAAAGAACTATGACTGACACTACTGAAAAGCTAAACCGTTGGGCGGATGTAGCTCGCGCAA